TAACCCAATTAAAATTTAATTTAGCGTTTGGCGCATCATAAGTCTGTAAAGTTGAGCGAGTAGAACCATTGGTTTTTAAAAAAACACTTGCCGTATAATCACTTCCGTTAGCGGTTGTAGAAGATTTATATATTGCAGATGAGTTAGATATGGCGTCAATCCTATAAGAATTATATAAGCCTTCGGGGCTTAATGTTTCGTTTGTTATAGAAAGGCTTGGGGTATTTTGTATTGACCAATCATCAAAGTATTCACTATATGATACAACATTACCCCTACTCGGCTCTAAAAGCAGACTCGGACAACTTGCCCCACCGCTATAGTCAAATCTTGGGGAGTCCTCTAAAATACCTGCCAAGCCAGTACTCGCTCCCGATTCAATGTATTCCGTAGCTACTAAACCTTGTTCTAATTGGGCATCTTGGATATACACTCCGTTGCCACTTGTACTATAAACTCCATAAGCACTTGCGGGATATATTCTTAAAGAAGTTAAAGAGCCATTAAAAGTTACCGAACATCTATACCACCCATTGCCTACGCTTTGGATACTTGAGGAAACATACTGACTACCTGCAGCATTAGGTATTGTGCCATTAGTTAAATCAAACCACACGGAAGAATCAGCACCAAATGTTCTCATTAAGACAAACCCATCAGTTGCGGGTTTAGCATAAACGCTATAAGTAGCCACACCACTTGAGGTAACATTTTGAGCAATTCTTGGAAAACCTGTAGTAGTGCTATTTAATAACCAAGCATCCGAACTACCATCGTAACCACCTTGTCCACTTGTAACACTTGTGGAACTTAAAGCCCAAGTAGTGTCAAACTGATTGCTTTGTAATAGCAAGTTCTCTCTTCCCTTCTCTATCAGTCCGTTGCTATCAATTCTTGTAGCCGTTAGGTTTGAACCTCTTGAAAAGGTGAAGTCTGCATCTCCTACAACTACTTCTCTAACTGATACATTGTCTACTGAAAAATTATGCGACACCCCTGTCTGCATAGCTCTTAAAAACGATTCTGAATTATTTGTTGGTGTAACTAAATAAGTATAAGTACCGTTTGCGTTAATATTAGAGACAGCGTAAACACCGCCTATATAAAATCCTAATAAACCACTTGTGTAATTGGAAACCGTAAAGGCTACTTTATAAGTTTTAGCAGCTGTAAAGTCAAAGTTTTGTTGAACTCTTTGCCCTTTGACAGCGTTTACAAAGTTAGCCTTACCATTAGATATATTTGCATCTGTACCTCCTGATGTTAAATTCCAATCGCTATCAGTGTCAAAACCACCATTAGTAACCAACTCAGTACCATATTCGGGAACAGGCTTTATGCTATAAGCCTTTCCATCTTTTCCTGCACCACCGCTTGGTAAGAATACTAAACTTGCATCATCGTAAAAACTCATATCTTCTTAAACTAGTGGTGTTAAATCTGTAATCAAACAACTCGTACTCTCTACACTACCACCATCAGCGGCTACACGAGCTGCGAAAGGTGTGGCATATGTTGTCGGGGTATGAGTGTAATCCGTTATTGTGTAATACTCGTCAAGGTTTTCAAACAAAGCATCTCTCTCATCTTGTGATGCGCTGTATCCTAATATTTCAAATACATCTCCACCGAAACCTTCACCAAGTTTTTGTATTTCAAAAGTACCTGACTGCGTTGTAGTGGTTGTAATTAAATCTGTATTGTTTTTAAACAAACCTAATCCATTGGAAGCATCTCTTTCAGCCTCCCAAGCATATAAATTTGTAAATCCATCATCAGGCAAAGATAGTGTAGCACCACCTCCATTTACCCTGTAAGTAATACTATCATCTGATAATATCAAATTGTTAGAACTTGTACTGCCTTCAAATATATTTGCAGTTCCTGTAACCTTGTATGATTGACCTATAAAAAATATACTATATTCTGATGTCAGGGATTCAAATGTTTCTACAGACCAACCGCTTGAGTCACTATAATTACCTCCTGTTGCTGTGTATTCTAAGTACCTACCTCCGCTAAACCTAATGCAAGGAAGACCCGTTACAGGGTCTGTCAATACGCTACCGTTTTCTGCTATAGGTGGTTGTTGTGTGTTTGTGACAGCAGCAAAATGTGATGTTCCTCCTAACTGTTGATACCATATCTTTACATAAGCAGAAGCACCTTCTATAAAAGATTCTAAAGCAGCTATGTCTATGCTATCACCGTTAAAACCAATATCTTGTTCTGTGTTATCACTATCTCTACGCACTCGAACACACTTGTCTGCATCATCCCTTACCTTACGCAAGGAATAACCGAACAAAGCGTTCTGTCCGAACTCATCTAATGCAGCACCTGTGCCTAATGAACTTCTTGAAACACTTAAATAAGAGGTAGAAAGTGTATTAAGAAATGCCATTAAGATGCAAGATAAGCGATTACTGTACCTGTTACTGTTATAGATGTAAACTTACCTAAGATTACTCCACCTTTAGGGATTACTTGACCTGAAAGGTTGTCTCCATTTACCGATGTAGCTGTTACAGTAGCAACTGCGTTTAACGCTTGGATAGAACGAAAGCTCTCTCCTGCTACGCTTGTTTCGCTAGTAAGAACTCTAAATCCATAGTCTCCTGTACTTGCTTGGTAGAAATTACCGTCTTTAATTATATTCTCGAAAGACATATTATTCTTTATTTAATTTACAATTATTCTTCTATTTCTTCTTCTTCAACAACAGGTATCATCTCAGGATTAGCCTCGTAATACGCTGTTGTATATTCTTGAGCTGCTTTAAGCCCAAAGGTATGTAGTCCTACAGGCTCGCACCATATCATCTGTCGCTCCCAATTAGGGTCTGCCTTACCATCCCATAGTACATCTATATGGTAGCTCTCAGAGTCTTCTATTTCTCCTAAGTGTGCTATGATGTGGTTGTGTGCAGGGTTACCTTCTTCGTCTACGCCTAAAGCGTTTATCTTTGTGGTGGCAGCACCTTTGCTACCGAACTCGTATTTACGGAACTGTCTCATATTAAAGGGATGTTAGTGCTTCGCAATCATCATCAGATAGGGCGGTTGGGAATATCATTAGACTTCTTAATTCCTCTTTATCAGGGAAATCCCTGTCCAATCGGATTTTATTAATATCGCTGAACTTGTCAGCATCAGCATCCGTTACCGAACCATCAGGAGTTCCGTTTACGAATCCTTTTAATGTTGTTCCATCATATGTTACCATACACTTTAAAGAAGTTCCGCTTGTTGGTAATGTCAGTAAAGTATCAACACTACCATCATCCTGATAGTATCTAAATAGTCTGCTCACCATAAACAATGTTAAATTATTTGATGAGTCTCTTATCTCAAAGTTTCTTTCTGCTACATAATCTCCCCATTCAAAGAAATAACTAAATGTATCTCCCGCTATGTTATTTGATTGAAGGTTATTAAGTGTAGTATCATCAGCAGCTCTCGTAGCACTACTAACATAGGTGGGTATGTAGGATGTTGGGTAACTTGATTCTCTCTCAGCTTGTGCGCCCCAAGCTAACATTCCCTTTGTTCCATCTGAACCTGTAGCAGAAATGCTTGTGCCATCATCAGAAAGATATATACTATGCTTATTACCTGCTGTATTACTTGTAGTTACAGCACACCTATACCATCCGTTTCCATAACTTTCTATACTTGCTTTTTCATCATCTACATCCGTAGAACCAATGCTCCCCACTTTTGTACCTTCAGCAATATTAAACGCATATCTTTGTTGAGGTGCGCCTGAGCCTAATACAGCATATTCAAATCCACCTGTTTCGTATTTTAAAAACACGGAAAATGTGTTTTCTATTGGTATGGCTAATGTTCCTGTTGTAGTGTTTACAGGAGCTTTTATTTGAAAGTCAGAACTATTGGGAATTATTCTTATTGCGTTCTTAACACCTTCAGGACTGTTAGATACATTGTAAGCAAAACTTGCAGATGTGTTTATCCAATCTCCAAAGTATTCTGAGTTAGGTAAACGATTCTGTCTACTCGGTTCAAGCAATATACTTGGTGTGCCTCCTGTGTAATCTATACGAGGAAGGTTATCAGTAAGACCTTCGTATACAGGTGCTGTAGTAGTCTCAATGTAAGGTGTTGCAACAAGACCTTCTTCTATTTGAGAATCTTGGATGTAGATAAACGCATCAGTAATTACACCACCTTCTGCCGTAGCCGTTTCACTTGGATAAATTCTTACATCGGTTATTGATTCATCAATTGTAGTACTCACACGATACCACCCATTTGCAATGTGAACAATATCAGCAAAAATGTTGTCGGAATCTAAATAGGTGTTTGTTCCGCTTCCATCGGTTGGTAAACTAAATATAGCTTTGGTCGTTTGACTACCTACACTAACCAAAGAAATATAATCTACATTTCCTTTTTTAGCATAAACGCTAAATGTTTGGACTCCGCTTTGTGATGTGATTTGTTTAATAAATCTTGCATTCGCATCACTCCTTTGAATCTTCCAAGCATCGCTACTTCCATCGTAGCCACTTTGTCCGCCTACTGAAGTATTCATTTGACTACTCGTTGACCAAGTCGTATCAAACTGATTTGATTGTACCAATAAGTTTGCTCTCTCCTTCTTGATATACCCATCAGCTCCTACCCTCGTAGCAGTATCTGTACCTCTTGTATAAGTAAAATCACCACTACCATCTACAGGCTTGTGGCTGTACAGAAGGTTGTCCTTGTATCCGCTTGGGAATAGCACAAGAGATGCTTGGTCGTAGATGTCTTTGGTAATCTCTCTGTACGATGCAGCAGCCTCAGCAGAAGCCTCTACAGTACCACCATCATTTAACACCCTTTGACCGAAGTCACCAATGCCTACTCTAATAGCATCAACAAGGTATCCTGTTTTGTTTATAAGGTAAGACTTTACATTAGACACAGTAGTTACTGCATCCTTCATAAAGCCGCTACCTGAATTGGTTAAATAACCCATTAATCAAAAATTGTTTGGTCAGTGAATACCGATTTGCTATCCAATAACAAAGAAGCTATTCCGCTTTCTGTGTTTAGATTAATATTCACAAAAGACTTATCACTAACACCTGTTCCTGAAGAAGCCTCGTAGTTCATAGTCAATCCATCCATCCATCCTGAGATACTAACGCTATCGTTATTATGCAACAAGACACAAACGATGTCTTCTCTACGAGACATATAGTCAATCTTATTTACTTTATTATCTACAACAGGAGATTGGATTACAATATTTGTAGCAACTAAACCTAGTCCGTTTGTAGTGTTTTTGTTTTCACCAAAAGATGTAGTACCGTCTTTTTTGTTGTGTTCAAATACAACTGTATCTGATTCAAGCAAGTCTACATTAGTAACTTGAGTTTCATCAGAAGGATTGAAGGTGATAGTAATATCACTTTGTAGTGTTAAAATAGCTTTCTTGATACCGCCTGTAGTTCTCTTGTTACAGTTGATGTCAATGTCGCTAAGTATTATCGAGCAGTTGAAAGCCATATATTTTTTATATTAAAAAAGGGGAGAGGATTACTCCACTCCCCTTGTTATAATTTACAAGATTGGTATTAACCAATGATTGTAGCAAAGTCAGCAGCCGAAGCGATGCTGTAGGCAAGACCGTTTTCCTCACCTGTTAGGGTAAGTTGAACACGGTTTTTCTCACCACGAGCAGCACCTGAAGACATATCGACAGTAGCAGCATACAATCCGTAGTCAGCACCCACTAGGTGATGAGTACCTGCAGCAGTTTCAACAAAAGCTACTAACTCAGCACCTGCAGTTGCAAGTTCATTAAGTTCACTTACAGTAGCAGCTTTCATCTTAGGAAACTCTACAGTAATAGAAGGAACGGTAGTTGACGTACCGTCAGCGTTAACGGTCTTTACTTCGTTGAAAGCAGAGAATCCGTCTTTAAGGTTAAATGTGTAATCAGCAACATTTGCGACAACACCTGCAGTAGAAACAACACGGGTATCTTCGTTTATAACGAGAGAAGACCCTGCTATTACTGTGTCTACTTCTGACTTAGCTGCGATAGATAACTTTGTTATACCACCTATACCCAAGTCTGCGCAGTCGTAAGTAATTCCTGATAAGGTTACAGAACAAGCCATTTTTTATAAGGTATTAAAAAGGGAGGGCAGAACCCTCCCCTTTGTTATTATTCAGTTATTAAGAAGGATTTGCAGCAAGTACAATTTCACTTCCTTTCATGTAAGAGAAACCTACTTTGAAACGTCCCCAAATGTACTCAGCATTTTCTTTAGCTTCGTACTCAGAATCAATAGCCATTACATCATTGTAATCGTCAGTCAACATAACCAAGTTACTTGGAGCTGAGATGAAGAATTTTTCATCGTTATCGGCTTCACCTGATTCATTGTTAAATCCTGAAAAGTGAATAACCTCCATTCCGTAGAATGTTGGAAGCTCACCTGCGATGATACCTGCAGGAGTTGTAGTATGCTCTTGAGCAATAGCGATTTGGTACAGTTGGTACAATTTAGTGTTCAAGAAGAACGCAGGTTTGTACTCACGGTCAGCATCACCATAAACAGCAGCCAACATAACTTCGCTCATACCCTTATAAGCAATTTCCATTGCATCTATAATGTTACTTGCATCTAATGTAGCCTTGTCGTGGTCAGCATCGATAACATCAGAATCATTTTCCATTTCAGTCAAAAGACCTACAGCAGCAAGACTCAAAGTTTTTTGAGCAGCTAATTTTGCGAAGTAATCAAACACCCAATTACGGAACTCAACATCCATTGTTTCAGGATTGTGCTGTCCTTTCTTTAGTGCGATACCACGATAAGACTTTTCTAATGCGTGTTTACAGTTTTTAAAGTTCCAAGAGTAAGTTTCAACGCTCATCTCTTTTTCTGTGATAGAAGCATCATTGTTGTTTGAAAACTCACAGTCATCTCCAACTTGAAAAGCCTGAGTACTTGCAGTAAAAATAGGAATGTTTACTTTATTTTTTACACCATCAACAAGTGTGAAGCGGTCAAGTAAAGCCGCCGATTTTACCATTGCATCGATAAATAAATCTCTGCTACGGTCTCCCCATAACGATTCAGTATTCGCTAAATCAGGAGTGGTATTAATAGTAGTTGCCATTATATAATAGTTTTAAAAAAAATTCGTTTAAGTTAATTTACAAAATCTTAGTACAAGCTCGGAAAGTGCTTATTGATAAGATTTATTTTTTCAGAAGTGATTGTTTCAAAGTTAATAGTTTTATCTACTTCCTCAGCGACAACTTCTTCTGTCTGCTGTGCGGTAAATTGCTCTTCAACTTCTTGCTCGTTTACTTCTTCCTCAGTAGCTTCGTACTTTTCTTCTTCTTTCATGTCCTCTTCCTCTTCTTTAGAGTCTTCAGCCATTTCTTCCTTTTCTTCTTCATCTTCCTCTTGAGCCATATCGCCCATAGATTCGATGTGCTTTTGAATCATTTCAATAGCGGATTTTAAATCTTCCACTCCTGCAAACTTCTCTTCAAAAGATGTCAATGCGGATAATAGAATCTCATTCTCAGATTCCAACCCTTCGATACGCTCTTGGAACTTATTAGTCATTGTCTCAAATTGAGCCTCTAACTTACCAAGCTCCTTAGCAAATGAAAATTCAGTCATTTCTTCTTTGTTTGTTGGTGTTATATTAGCAGCAATCTCAATAGAGAAACCATTTATCTCCCCATCCTTAATTGCATTGAATAATTCGTCAGACTCAATCTTAGCCTTTACGAATACTGTTCCGTTTGGTAAATCAAATCCGTAGTCCGTAGACTTATCGTTATCGGATTCTTTCATCCAAATCTCTAGCATCACAACATCAGTAGTATCATTCTCGTGCTGTATGCCAAATTCGTTAAACAACCCCTTCTTGGAGTAGTTGTACATTATATCTCTAATTGTATCTTCGGTAAAGCGTACATAGTAAAAACCATTCTCAGCAGACTGTCTTAGGATTTCCTTGTTAGGAATCATAATTGGTCCAACCACCTCACGCTTCTCATCGTTGGCAAACATCTCAATGCTTTGCTTAGAGAAATAAATAAAGTTTTCTTCAATAGCAGGTTTGTCTACAAGGGAAATCTTATACATCCCCTGCTCAAAATCCTCTAGTGTTATATCGTATAATGGTAAATCTTTGTCCATTACTTCTTTGCTTTTTTATGCCACTTAGGAAGTAGGTTGTTATCTTGAACATACTTCTTATTCTGTGGACTTCCGTTCTTTAATAAGTACATAAACGCATTTAGTCTTGCGAGACCCCATTGCGCTGCACTAGTGACCTTTGGGCTATGACCCGTGTTGTACGCACCCATACCTCTAAGAACCACTTGCTTTGCTGCACCCATTCCAATCTTTTTGTCAGGGTACTTTTCATTATATTTGTCTACCTTAGTCTTTATAGACTTAAGAATTTTTGCAGATAGCTTTCCACCTTTTCCAACACCTTTAGGATTCTTCTCAGGAGTGTCGCTCTTAGGTGCTTTAGGTGATTTTTTAACACTACCATCTTTTCCTTGGGTAGCATAACAATCGCAGTAGCCTTGTTTACAATCTTCTCTTTTGCCGTTCTTCTTCGGGCATTTAGCCTTGACCTTACGATTACCGTATGGGAGTTCAGCCACATCGACACTTGCTTTAACTGTTCCTTCTCGGATTGACTTAGCTTTTCTAATCGCCCAATTAACACCCGAAGTTCCTCCCCACCCAAGCCAAGCAACATAACCTCTATCTTTCCAAGGCGTACTCTTATACTTAGGGTCAATCGCAGCATTTTTTCTGTGACGATTAAACGCAGCCATACGAGCAATAGTTTCATAGGATAGTTTTCTTTTTGATGCTAATTGGTTTGCACGAGTCCACCCTATAGAAGTCATTCCCTTGACCTCTTTGCCGTATTTCTTTTTCCACGCTAATACTTTCTTAGCGTTGTTCGTAGCGGATTGTGGGTAGTCGTTGTATGTAGCCATCGAATTAATTTACAATTATTTCAGTATGCCTTTTACATTCAGATAAGCATTGTCCTCATATACTTCTCCCTCAACGCTTTTTATAACTATGGTATCAGCTACCATCCTAGAAGCTGTAAACTCCTTGAACAAGAAATCTAAATCTCCAAGATTTGTTGTAGGTACTACCATACTAAACTCAATACTAGGGCTATCGCTGTATGTTATCTTTTCGTCATCAACATAGAAGTCGTAGTAGTCAGTAGTAGTGCCACTAGTATCTTCTGCTAACAAATCCCAATTTGCTGTGTTCTTGTTAAATAGCCTACCGTTGAATACGTGTTGGACACCCAATGTGTATATTCTTTGAGTAGAAGTAACTAAAGAAAGCCTTTGCCAATTAGTCATACATATAGGCTTCTTAATCCTAGTTTCGAAAAGAGGCTTATCAACATATGCGAATTTCAAGCCGATGTCTTGATGCTTTGTAAATAAGTTTTTTGTAAAAGCAATTTCTTTTGTGCTTACGCCACCTGAGTTTACATTTTCATTTACTTGATTTCCCAATAGACTACCTGCTAAAGACCTGTAAAAAACACCACTCTTGAAGTTAATTATCAAGTCAGATATTCCTTCAGGATTTATCTCTTGAGTAGTTGAACCTATAACCCTGCCTTCGTTAGACTCATCATCATAAAAATGATTGAAGTTTTTGTTGTTTAGTGTTATGTTTTTAAACTTATCACCACCAATAGAAACCTTAAAGGATTTTAAATCGTCAATGTATTGATTTATATTTTCTGTACCTTCTCTAACATATTTTATTGGGTCAATCCTTAATATGTTTACACCACCATCATTCTCATAAAATATACCACAGTTAAATCTTTTACAGATAGCTAATAATATATCATAAGGTTTTGTGGTTGCTGTGTTTTCTACTGAGCTTTTTACATTGTAAACATCGTCATCAAAATAAAGATTGTAATCTTGATTAGCTTTAAATGTTATATTAAGATTATCGTGGTCATCCGAGCCTGTAATAGTTTTTCGTAGCTCACCTTCTTCTGCGTTTGCAGTAACTACTGTATCACCATAAGAAGTATGTTGGTCGTGTATAGATACATTTGTTATTCTTGTTACTTTTAATACGCCACTTACAGGCTCTAAGTAATAGTTAGTGCTGTATCTACTCTCCCCATTAATCAACAGCTCTTCGCCACTAGGTATGTACACGGTAATTTCATCAGACCATTGTAGAGCATCAGTATAACCTGTCTGAAGGTCGTTTTGACTTGACGGGTCTAGTATAACAAAACGGTCTTTGTCTGAGTTTGTAAAAAAGTGATGCCCTTGATTTTGGTTTGTGTTTGTTTTTTCACTATCACCCTGTATAGCTGTAGCATCAGAAGCGTTAAGCTCTATAGGGTCGCCATTGACATCTTCTAGTCTTATCTTCTTTACAGGAAAACCATTCTCATAAACACCCAAGAACATATTAAACTTCATAGTAGATGAAGCAGGGTTTATGCTTTGAACCATCTTATCGTCTTGGATTAATGGTATATCCAAGGTTAAATCATTTATAGTAGCATTAAGACTACCACTATCAAAAGTTATAGCAGAATTAAAAGACATATGTGGTGCGAAAAACCCTTGCTCACCTGCCCTCATTCCGAATTGTGCTACAGGATAGTAGTATCTTCTTATATGTCTACCGTAAACAGAATTTTCCGCAGCAGTAGCTTCACTAACTGTATTATAGTTTCCGTGACTTTCAGAACCTCCGAAGTAATTTGTAACCATTTGTTTACTTGCAGTAGGGTCATCTCTTTTGAAATCATAGAACATATCTTCATTTGTCCCTGCACAGAAAGGCATCTGATTTATTTCAAACTCCCTAGTGTTAGTGGTTTGTTTAGCCTCTAACTTTGCAGGAAGCACCATATGAAGTTTTTCCGCTTGGAAGTCAGCAATAGCCTCCGTCTTATTTAGACCAAATAAAGAGCTGTCTACCCTAGTCTCAAATCCTGAATCAGTTATATACCTACCCAAGTATTCCAAGAATAACTTTACACTAAAAACAGGAACAAATCCTGTCCTATCCATTCCTACGCCATATTCAGTAAACTGTCTAGCACCGTAGCCAAATGTATCTAAGTCCCCACAGAAATCTATATAAGGGAAAATAATAGGTCTAGTGTACGAAGGGTTAGTGTTTAGTGTTCCTCCCTCACCACCACTAGCTACAGTTGTTTTAAATGTAGTAAAGGTGTGGTCGGCATTGTAGTATGTTTTGTAACTAGCATTAGTAGCATTGTATAGCGTAGATAAAGATATATCTTTTAGGTCGTTGATATATTTGCTTATGAAGTCTACTAAAGTTACATCTATATAAGACTCATCGCTATTATATTCTATAGCTGTTACGTTTAGCATACCTTGTATAACCGTATTTGAAGTACCAAAAGCAGTTATCTTAAAGTAGTAATCATCTTTAGGAAAATCGTCTTTATCCGAGGTTATAGGTGTGTATCCAAATGTAGTTCTATTGCCACTTGTTAAAGGAATTTTTAAAGTTGTAAAAAAAGGTAACTTTATAGAACCTACATCTAGGTTGTCATAAAAGTCAACATTGTATTCAAGCTCTGAATCAGGAAACAAATCTACAGTAGTAAAAGTAGAATTGTCTGCACTTATTTCTAGTTTAAAATTCATACTATCGTTTTGCGATATTAAATGCTAATGAAGACTTGAATTTATTATTGAAAAAATCAAACTCATCATCTTGGAAAGCTACCCTGTAAGCAACTTCTTTACAAGTATCTATGAATATCAACCTATCTGCTAATAATAAACTTCTTACCGACTTGTTTGTAGTGTCAGTAAAAAATTCTCTTCTCTTAACAGATACTGCTAATCTATAGTCTATTGATGTATTGTACACCTCGTAGGTTTCTGAGAACACCGCTTTGTTTACGGCTGCCAACATTCTGTACGAAGTAACATCATCGTATATAACATCTCCTATCTCCCAATAAAGACCTGTGGTAGTGCTTACACTTGATGGTACATTTTCATACACCTCATCGTCAAACTGAAAAGTTCTAGCCGTCTCATCGGTGCAATAAGCATACACACCCACGGTATCGCTTACAGGTATATAAATAACATCACCTTCGTCAAATGAACCACTACCCAATGTTATAACACCGTTGGAAACAGTACCTGAAAAAGATTGGTTTATAGCAGGGTTATATAAAAATTTATAATCACTCATTATATTCTATCGTTTCTATCTCTTAATCTACGCTCTGTATCGTTGCTTCTAAGGTCTTTGCTAGATACAAAGGCTCTCATAGGCTTACTTGTCTGTATAGCGGTAGAGACTGTAGCCTCAGCAATAGCTTTTAGGTAATCTACACTTTCGTTAGCTTGTGCTGTAACTAAACCTCCGTTAGCAAACATATGCTTACCCGACATAGGTCTTGTCTTGTAAGAGTCGTTTATTTTTTCTAACAGACCCTTGTGCATAGCGGTAGCTCGTTTATTTACAACAAACTCACCACCTTCCATTTCGTAACCTCCTTGACCCTGAACACTAAACGGCACACCACCCTCAGAGTGGCTTGGTCCATTGACTATACCCCCTTTAGCAAACCGCTTAGGGACAAACTGCTTACTATTGATAGCTGCTATTTCAGCTCCAAACGATGCCACAGCTAATGCTGCAGATATTTTTGCTTTCAATGCTGTAGTTATAGGTTCACCTGCTTCACCTCTCTTAAACATATTAGGAATAATAGATGCTAAAGCAACGGCTAAATCTGTAGTAGCATCTGTTCTTTCTTGTTTTTTCTGAGATTCAAATATCTTTTTGTTTATAGCGTTTTCCTTGGCTAACTGCGCTCTCTGTAATTCAATTTGCTTTGTTTTAAACTGAGACTCTGTAATTAACTGATTATCTAACTGAGACTTTAAAATGTCGCTTTCTATGTCTGCATTTCTTTTTACAGATTCCAATCTAGCTTTTTCTTGATTCTCATAATTCTCTTGCCTTACTTCAGAGAAGTTATCTATAGCATCTGCAGTTTTTGTAAGAGCATCAATGATAACATCCTCAAAGCTAAACAAATCTTTATTCTTTTTTATGAAGTTTATAGTTTCTAGTAGACTCTTTGTTGTTAAGTCCATTGTTCTTTTTGCAGCCTTTGGAAGACCTACGGAAACTTCTTCTGCAGCACCTTGAAACACTTTCTTTAAACCCCTTACAAAATCAGAGTTTTCTCCATATAATTTTTCTGCCTCTGAAATAATATCTTCTGCATTTCCAAACAATGCTGTAAGCAAGTCTACCTGTAGCAAGAATTGCTCATCAGATATTCCCTCTACTAAATCTTCTTTAATTAGTTTCTCCTGCTCTTTTATAGCTTCTATAGCGTCTTTTAATTCATCTTTTAATCTTTTTTGTTCTTCTTTTGTTCTTGTTTCTTTATTCTTTGCAATAGCGGCTTCACTATTTTCTAGGTTTCTAACTGATGCTAAAAGCTCCTCAAATAAAGCAATCCTTTTTTCAAGAACAGTAATTTCCTCAATACTTAATCCTCTTTGATTCTCTCTTGTGCTTTGCAATCTAGTTAGTTCTGATTCAAGACCTTTAGTCACTCTTAGACTTTCTTCATCAGTCATCACACCTTCTTTGGCTGTAGCTACTAATTTTTGAGTCATTTCAACAGCAGCTCCATATTGCTCATTTGTTGCTAACTCTAGTATTCTTTGCTCTCTTAAAACTTTGGCTCTTTCGACACTCATTTTTATGAGTTCATCCAAGAATCTACCTGCATCTTTCATTGAGCCGTTTGACTTGGTTTGCAAAAATTCACTTAGCCTGAGCTGAGGGTTTAATTTCTTTTGAGCTTTAAATTGTTTTTCAACTATTTTTAATTGCATTGAAGTTAAATCGCCTCCTTCTCTAAGTATTTGGAATAATGCCTCAGAACCTGCTTCTTGCTCTTTTTGCGTGGTATTAAACTGTATCAAAGATGTAGTCAAATCATCGAAAGACTTTTCACCTTGTTCTGATGCGTTAGACAAAAACTTAAAAGCCCTTGCCTGACCTGCAATCCTAGGGTCTAGTCTTTCAATAAGTTCTATAAAAAATTCAGTTTGTGTAATGTAATTACCAATACTAATAGATGCTTTATTATATGCTGAAGACAACAAGTCTATCTGACCCTGAGTAGAAGACATCTGAACTGCATTTGCTCTTAGCAACCTTGTACTATCGTTAACCTCTCCGTTCAAGTCGTCAAACTCATCAATAGTGTCTGCAAGGATAACAGCAGCACCTGCACCTCTTTGACCAAATATTTCAAAAGCCTCAGCCGCATCTAAATTGTTTTTAGCTAACTGTTCTACAAAGTCTCTAAAAGGTATTCCTTCTTTAGCTGCTTCACTAAGAACTCTCCTAAGACCTGTACCTGCCCTAGATGCTTTCAAACCGTTATTAGTAAGCAACCCTAAGAAAGTAGCTGTTTCATCGAAGGTTAATCCTACCTGACTTGCTAATGGACCAACATACTGTAACGCTGTACCTAGGTCTGTTAGTGTTAAGGCACTCTCGTTTACAGCACCTACTATTACGTTTGAAAATCTACTAGCTTCTGCGGCGGTTTGGTTGAATTGGTTCAGAGCCTTCTTTAGAGCTTCGGCAACTCCCCCAGGCTCTTCACCTAGTGCCTGAGCTAAGAGAGCCACAGGTTTTGTTAACTGACCAATCTCTTCTGCACTAGAGCCTAACTTACCTAATTGTTTTTGCAGTTCTGCAATTTGTATAGCTGTGAAAGAAGTAGTACCTGCTACTTCAAAGACTACGTTTTCTAAAGATGCTAACTCTTCCTTTGTTAATGCTGCAACAGCTCTAAGTTCAGCCATTGCTTTTTCAAAAGCTATAGCTCTTTTTGCTGATTTTACAAATAGCTCATTAAGTAAAGCTGTAGCACCTTGTATGATTTTATAGGCAATACCTAGTCTACCAAGTGTCTTTATGGTTTTTCCTAAGCTGCCAAAAAATCCTGTGTTAGATTTAGTAGACTTTTGTGTGGCTAAAGAATATCTTTTCTGAGCATTTGCAGCTTGGTCAATTAACTTTCTGTGCTTAGGAAGTCTATCTTCTAATTTTCCTTGACTTTGAGCTAATTTTTTTGAAGCGCCTGCAGCTTGTTGCTCTAACCTGTTTTTTTCTTTAAGTCTCTTATTGTAAGCATCAGTACCTTTGTCAAGCTGACTCAACTGCTTTTGTACAGCCTGTAGTCTGTCAATGTACTTATTTAGAGTCTCTATATTTTTTCTGTTCTCAGATAGTGCCATTATCTACTGAATAATTTTGTAAAGCGAACCATTGTTTGTTCTGTAAACAAGTTGGTAAGCCTATCGTTAATATTTTGTTGAGCCTTAGCTAGTGTAGCTTCAACGCCTCTGTTCTTATAATAGAAGGGATTATCAAAATCATATCTCTTTCTTAAACCCTTTCTTTGTATAGACCTTTTAATAACAAATGCTAACTTGCTTACCTCATGGTCTTTTGACTTGTCTAAGGTCTTGTCACCTATTTTAAAGTTAGCCTTACTATTAATAATCCACCCCTTTAATCTGCTAAAACCTTCCTCGCTTACATTCCATCCACCTGAAGGAGAACGCTTAGTAAGCCTGAAGTATTTTTTAGCTACACCAAATTGTATATTTGTTCTTATCGTTATACTGCTAGGTATGCCTTGAGACATCTTGTACACCCTCACAGACACAGCCTTTTTGCCGTCTTCACGAGCTAAGAACAAGTCATCTCTCCTAGGTGTTAAAGAGCCTGACTCATTAGGGTTGGATAGCCCTCCTGAAACGATTAGACTGTTACCCTTTATCTTACCTACCATTGCATTTATAATACCTGCCTTTCTAAACTGCTTGGCTATTTCTGCAACGGCAATGAGCCTGATTCTATTTTGATACTGCTTTCTAGTCATCTATTTCTAGAATGTCAGGTTTTCTAGATAAGGTAACAGTAAAGTCGCACACAGCACCCGATATGTTGTAGTCTTCTGCCTCAATGCTTGAAAGCTCTACATCTTGAAATTCTACAGTATAGTCTTGCTGTGCCAAGTAATCTTGCAACTGCCCCATAACGAATAGGTTTTCTTCTATAGATAACATATACGATTGGTCGTTACGAGCAACACACTTGTCGAGAACCGCCACAGAAAACTCTATTGAGTACACAGGATTATTATCTTCTCTAGATATGTTTGCTATCTGTGGAGTGATAATTAGTTGCTTGTAATCAAACTCCCTGTTAGCTATATCTGACTCTCCCTGAGCCACAAAGAACCCTGTAACCATATTGTGATTATCTGCGAAAGACTTAACCTTGTTATATAGTTCTGTGAGATTATTCATCTTATTCTTTTGTTAATTTACAAGTTACGCACAGCTTGAGCTTGTCTTTGTTCTGCAGCTTCTATCTTACTTTTCTGTGCTAAGAAACTCATCTCAGGCAATACAGTAGGCATAGGAAGCATATATATTTCGTTGTATTTTGTAATGTCTTCATTGCCTAATTTTCTAACTATACTGTACCAATACCATTGTTGGTTAAACAACATCTGAGAGTTTTTATTTTCTACATCAACCTCATCTGCATCCTCATCGTCTTCGGGCGGCTCATAAAACACTCCTGCGAAATCTTCAAACAAAGTCTTGTTTCTGTTTTCTACAAACTCATTCAAAAGATAGTAAACCTCTCTAACATCTGAATCCAATATGTACTCTTGGTTTTCCTTTTCGTCTTCTATATTTTCATTGTCAAAAACATCGTGGTGCAAAGGGCGTATAATTAACTTACATATCTCAAGGTCTATTAGATGGTCAGGTAGTTTAGTCTTCCCTGTGATTATTTGTTCCAACATTATAAACTGCCCCAATACCAAGTCTTCTACCTTACCGTGTATCTTTCTTTTTAAAGCAATGCTATCAGGATTCTTCATCTTTTCATTCAAAGGGTACGTCTCTATAGAGTCCTTTATGAATTGTAATTTATCTAGTGGCTTCAATGTATCAGCATAATCAATAGGCTTACCCCCTTTATTGATTGTATTCATAACATCAATGTGCTGTCTAAGTGTAATCATAAGAACATTGTTACTCCACCGTCCTGCTCCTCTTTGGCGCAGTAGGCAGTAATTGCTAGACTCATAACCATATCATCGTGCTTACCGTCTGTATTGCTAAACTGTAGGTTACCTGTGATTGGATTACGCTTACTCTTAAAATCATAAAGCTCCTTTACTAGATTCTCATTGTTTGGAATCTTGATGTTTCCGTCCTCAAACTGCTTGATGAGGTTTCTGATAATCTCAGGCTTTGTCTTCGCTGAGGTAATAAATGGAATCATTTTATATAGCCTCTCATCGTCTGTAAGGTCATCAAAAAGTAAATCGTTGTTATTCACCTCGAAGTAACAGGCTGACAGCTTATCATCGTGCTTCAGGTAGAAGCTCTTTATCCTGTCTTTAAACTCCTCATAGTCCATACCCTCTTCCTTGTAGTTGAACCTGTGTATATCTATGATTTCATTATGTTCGTTCATTGCAGTCATTACGGTATAATCCTGAGCGACACCAATATCCATACCCATATAAACTCTCTCGTAAGGTGTGTTTAGTTGCGGTACTACCGACTCTTCGATATTACTGAAAAGGGCATTAGCACTTATCGGCTTACACAGATACTCTTGGTCAAACTGTGCCTTAGTCATACTCTTCCTTACCCCTGCTACCGTTTTCTCTACATCTCTATCGTTAAGGTCTAAGTACGTCTTTTTGATAGACTTAATCTCTTCCCAATTTGATTTGCTCTGTCCGTCTTTGTATCTATCGAAGTACCAATTAGGACCATTGAATGTACTTGACATAACCACCCTTCCCTTTGTCCTAGTGACCATAGGAAGGAGTACCTCGTTGATAAAGTCTAGCTTCATATATGCCGCCTCATCCAAGTATATAAAGTCGAGGGTCGCCCCACGAAGATTATCCCCTGAGTCAGCAGAGCGAAACTTAATAAAAGAACCGTTATAAAGATATATTTCGTTATGCTTCCTGTCATACCTCTTAATGATTTTATCCCACACATCTTGGTGGTTTGAGAACATAGACTCTATATCCTTCATCACCTTATTGGCTTGGTCTTGGATAGGAGACACCCAAAACATTCTGTGCTTAGGGTTGTTCAATGCCCTCATAAAACAATCGTTCTGCATATAGTAGGTCTTACCTGTTTGCCTTCCTGCAACGATACAGCTAATAAATGGCTTGTCTTCGTGTACGAGCTTATGAAAGTCCTTTTGAGGCTCTGTAGGAGTGTATAGTTTAATCTGCATCTATATATCTATATAGCCCTGTTCCTCGTCAGGTTGTTTAGTGAGGTCGATTGTTGCTGTAATATCTAACTTAGTCTGCTCTACTTTCATTGGAGCTTTGTAACCCTGCATATCATTGATAATCTTAATGGCATCCATAGCCACTTTCATATCTCCATTGGCTAGTGCCGTATCACGAATAGCAATCAACTTGGTCAAATTAGTCCCCTTGGCAGCTTCTATGCTCTTAGACTCAGAGTCTACCAACTTTAATACTTCACGATGGAACGCAGTTCCTTCAGTTCTCCTGTCACGATAGTAGTTCGTGTAACCCAAATCTCTAGCAATCTTGTTACCGCTCTCTATACCCTTTTCATATACACCTTCGAGAAAGGCTTTCTGAAGCCCTGTAAGACCACTTCCCCTCCCTTTGGTTATATTCCCTTTCTTATCTTTTTTAAGTGCCATAGAACGCTCCTATTTAAGTTTATAGATTGGCTTGTTATGAAGACCTAGCTTTCCTGTAAACTCTATCTCATTATAACTAGGTGCAGACCCATCATAATGATACCAACTAATCACATTCTTCAGAACCCTTTGTATGCAACTGCCACAAGATTTTTCAGGATTTTCTATCTTACGCATATACTTACTCTTGCCAACCATACTGTTATGAAACTTAAACATCTCAGCCTTCAATTGCTTGTTAGGCATATTGGTCTGTGCTAAAGCTATGATTAACTCCTTCTGATTCATCTTTTTAAGGTAATATACAATATTGAATGTTAGCTTCATTCATTTACTATAGTATATTATAATACTAATAAGTATTATAATCTCTCTAATAAAGAGAGATTATTATAATAATAGTAATAGAGTAAAGTAATACTATTATTATAATATTATATATTTACAATATTTTTTCCAAATGGATATTTTCCCATTCATTTAAAACCATTCCCCCCGCTCCGAGAGACTAGCTTAACCCTCTCGCTGTGGTTTGGCGGTCACTTCTTGCTAATATTCTTAGCATTCTAATATTTTTAGCAATTTTATGCTTTGCTAATATTTTTAGCATTCTGTTTTTATTGGCACAGAGCG